TTAGCCCCATCTTCGCTTTCTCCTTTGAAAATAGCATTCTGCAAATCATTTAATGGCCTGATTTGCTGTAACAAGTGTACGACCTTTGGGTCAAGCGACATCCCTGCCCACTCCTTCTTTTGCCCCTTGAACTCCGAGATCTCACGTCCGGTGAAAAATGATTCATTCATTAACATCTCCATCGGCGTTTTAATGAATGGGCTTAAACCAGAGATAAATACCTTTTCAGGCTGATACAACTTGGCCAGATCCATCGCAGGCAAAAACCCTTCCATTTTAAAATATAGCTTCATCCCTTCCCCGTTTTCCCCGAAATAAACAGGGAATGATTCGCGTAGCCAAAGCGGCAGATACTTATCATCCAATGGCTCGCCTTCCGCATTGGCCGAGATAGCATTTGTTAATTTCCCGATATTCCCAAATTTCCTTGGGTCTTGAATAAGCATAGAGATTTGCAACGGAAGATTTTTCCTCGTCCAAGTCCAGAATGGGAAAAACTGCTTCCATATACGGCGCTCAAACTCTGGTAAATCTCTGTAATCAAACAAATACTTCCGCACCTCTTGGGCCGCCATCTTTGGGGTATAGCCATCCATCCGCTTAAAGATGTACATGGTCAATTTGGAAGAATCTTCCACAAATTCACCAACCGCCCCCATCGTACGGAACAATAGATTGTCATTCGCCTTTGATAATGGCCCGGAAATATCAGCGACAAATGCCCCAGCAGACCCAAGCCCTTCCATCAAAAACTCTTGCATGTATTGTCGCTCCTGTGCAGGCAGCGTCTTCAGGAAGGTGTTGAGATCGAATTTAGCCCCAAACTTTTCGTAGCGCATAAATTTTAATAATGTCCCCTTGGCCTGAATCATCGCCTTAATAGAATTTGGATTCGTCACAGTAAACCCGCCAAGATACATATTCCAAAAGTTCGAGATGAAGTTACGGGTATGAAACGCGATATTTACATACGTTGCAGTAGCCTTCCAGAAGTTCTGCATTCTAGCAAAAGTAGCGAAAGCACCATTGATCTCGTCGATGCTAGAGAACGCTTTGTATGTCGCATCAATATGAGTAATCAACTCCTTTGGGAAATACAACCCACGCAATTGCTTCATCGTTGATTTAGCCCAGCCAGCAGGAACGTCTTTCTTGTTCTTAAATCGCTTCCCCATTGTTTTAACCTGATTGATGAATTGAAATGAGGCAGCCTTATTTGCAACTTGGAATGCCTTGGCTTCCAATATCGAAAAATCTTCAACGTACTTTCCTTCCAATTTCAATTTCTCCCTTAAAGCACTTGAGTCACGTTGAGAAAGAGCTTTTCTTGTGAAAAATGAATTAGGGTCAGCCGCTTTTAATGCCGCCAAGAATAACTCTTTATTTGCCTTTGTCAGCTTATCCGCACGCTTCATCTTTGTGATGATTTTGCTGATGTTACTTTTAACTTCTTTACTAGTCATCCGATCCTTTAAATCAGTCAATAGATTGATCTCGTCTTTTGCCTTTGCCTTTTTATTCAAGGCATCACGGACTGCCTTTGTAGTATAAATTTCGTCGCCGATAGGGAACAATTCTGTGCCATCCTCCATCTCTACATACTTGCCCCAATCCTTTCCACCAACTACATCTCCAGAAGCGTTCTTGAATCCGACTACCGTAGCCTTCTTTTCTGCCGATAATGTCCCGCCAAACAACCTAGCGGAAGATGGCTTATATCCCATTATCTCCGCAGCGACCTCATCTGCAATCATGTTAGGGAGAGCCTTTGCCTCAAGAATGTTTCCACCAACAGAAATCCACTTATCTGTTAATTCATCAGAAAACTTCTTTACTTCATCGTATACAGGCACAAGTTCATCCCTGATTTTAATCGTTGGATCAGTAACCTTGTTGATGACATCACTCATATCTTGTATCCCCTCATCGCCTGCCTTCGCTAGTTTTGAAAAGGATTTCTTGATTTTATTAACCTGTATTTTTGCAAAATGCTTATCAACCATTTTTGATCTCTCTGCTGACTTTTTATAGAAATCAGCAAGATCAAACCGTTGAGCCGCCTCCTCAATCTCATCAAGCGTGTATTTTCCTGTTAAAGATGCTAATTTGGGCCTACCTCCAAGAGCTTTAACAGTACTCGAATATGCTGGAGAAATCTGCTTTAGACGTTCAGCAATTTCAGTTGTCGCGTTAAAAAATGAAGTCCCCTTAATTATTGGGTAATTATTTATAGTGAATAAGGCGCGTTGCCCTTTACTTGCCTGCCCTGCCAATGTAGTAGCGACATCCCCTGTCTTATAGGCTGCACGTCCAACTTTTGTTAATGCACCTAATCCTGGCGTAACCCATGTTAATGGGTCAGTTAAAACATCCACAGCGAATGCCGCCCAAGGGTTTTTAATCCCAATTGACTTTGATACGGATTGTCTGTACTTAACCCCAGAGAAAGCACCAGAAAGCGAAAAGTCATCAATCAAACCACCTAGTGCATACGATGGGATATTTATAAAATCTATAACATCACTTAATGTCCCCCCAGAAAATATCTGACCTGATTGTGCGCTTGTTCCTCCATATAAATTAAGTTGCGGACGTGTTGCCCCAGTCAGCTTTATTGTTTTGAGGGCTTCATTAGATAACTGTGGACGCACCGACATAAAAATTTCATTTTAATTCACTTTTCGCGGAAGTAATCACTTCCCACAAAGATTGCGATTCCGTTTCTCCGAAGGCAGAAAGAAGGCTAGATTTAGCCACATTTTCAGGGAGAGAGGCATAAGCGTCTATAAAATTATAAGTTTCATTTGTCAATGTTTCACGATCAGAAAAAGATGTTCCAAATCCTAATTCATCAATCGCCTGAATGACTGGAATGCCATTCGTCTGTGCATAATTATAAATTTCTGTATAAAGAGCAGAACTAGAAGGGTCAAACCCAAGTGCGTTAGACTTCACGCCAGATCCTACACCTCCTCCGCCACTACCTCCTGAACCCTTCCCAATCGCTCCCAATCCCTGAACAATAGTCTCCCCAGTATTCTTATCAAACAGGACTTGCGATACGCGACCTGATGAATCCGTAATGTATTGGATGTCCCAATCTCGTTCTGGTCCTGCATCAATAATCGCTTGCAATGAATCAGATGCGAACGTGCTGGGATACCCCAAAGTAGCCAAAATATCTTCAAATTGAGACCGCACTTCAGGCGTTAATTGGCTGTAAGTTTTCCCAGCATACAATCCCAGTAACGACTCGAATTTAGCAGACGCTTCAGATTTTGCTTGCGCTTCAACCTCATTCGCAATTTCAGCAGCCTGCAATGCACGATTATAGGCATCTGTGGCCAATTGGTATTCCCACTGCTTTTGGTCTTGTTCAATCTGATACACGTTACCAACCATGTTTGATAAAGTGGTCAATATCTGCGTATTCATTTCTTGTTCAGATGCAATAGTGTTCGCCTCGATCTCATCCAGCGTGTCATAATACGTTGACAAAGCAGACGATTTTTTGTCATCTAAAGAAATCAGTTGCTCCTGAACTGAATTGTAATAATCGGAAAGCAATGCGGTTTTTTGCACCTCAAGCTCAATCATCTGCGATGAGAATTGAGTCTGATAAACCATCAACCGTTGTTGAGCATTATCAATCGCACTCGCCATCATTGTAAGCCCAGCAGAAGAGTCTTGTGCGCCCATGTAATTTAACTTCGCTTTCATGTACGACTCAAGCCTGGTGTTTTGCTCCAATAATTGAGAATAGGTGGCCTCGTAGTCAGCCTGTAAATAGGCTTCTCTTGCCTCAAGCGAGGTTAGCCCAAGCTCCATTGATTGTTGTGCTACGCGCACAGATAAAGCCTCTAGCGTCGTTGCTACGTCCGAAGTCCCTGAAATGATATTGTCGATCTCTTCTGTAGCCGTAGAAACATTCGCAATTGCAGACTCATAAATTTCAGCCGCACGCGTAGCCATGTTGGAATACATGGAATCCAATTTGTCTTTAATGTCATACGTTTGCTCAAGCGACAAATTCGCCAGCATCATCTGATTTAATGCCGCCGAGCTGGTCGTTGATAATGTGGACGTAAGAGCAGACGTGTCTCCGCCAAGGACTTCACTTAAAGAAGAAGAAAAATCAGAAAATGAAGAATTTGAAAATCCACTCAAATAATCCAACGTGGTAACAGCAGGAGAAGCACTAACAGGTTCTTCCGCTGGAGTAACCAACCCAGTATTTACAGCATTTTCTTCGACAATACTGGCCGTCGCATCAGGCTTAAATTTAGTCAGGTAATCAGTTAAATCAGACTCTGAAATAATCCCTTTATTATATTGATCCACCGCAGAGGCCAATAAGGCAGGGTCAAGATTCCCTGATTGAGCGACTTGATTGTAAAGGACAGACAAGTCTTCGCTCATTTCTTTTGCAGGGACAACACTTGGAGCTGCGGCTTGAGGGATCTGATAACCTTGCAAGATAGCTTTAATTTCATCTGCGCTCTTGCCTTCGGCAAACGCCGTCGTAAGAGCAGATTGTAATTGCTGATTTGTCGTGTCAATTGGCTTACCGATTTCTTGTTCAGCGGCAACAATGTAGGATTTTAAAGCCTCGGAATTATCTCCAAAAGATTCAATAAATTCGCTGCGGGAAGTCAAGAAGTCCGCCATCAACGGAGTGGCTTCGGTGGCATATCCCTGTAGCCCAGAAAGAGCGCTTAATTCTTCTGCGGACAAAGTTACTTCCTCGGTTGCAGCAGCCGCTTCCTCTGCCGTCTGTGCGACCTCTTCCGTGACTGTATCAATATCTTTAACTGCCCCCGTAGGAGTTACTTCAGATGCAGCGGTTGGACGACCCTCGATCTCACCCTTCCTGTCCCCAGCTTTAACAGCGGATGGCAAAGCAATTTCTTTTGTGGATTTCGGCGTTGCGGCCAATCGAGCATCTAATCTTGCCTTTGCAGAATCTTTTGCAGCCTGTATCCCCTCTTCTGTATTAACTGTGCCTGCATCCAAGTATCTAGTGACAGCTTGCTCCTGTTTCTTCGCCAATTCATTAGAGTATTTTGTAGCAGCAGCGGTGGCTTTTTGCGTAGCTCTAACCTCTTTAATTTTCTTGCTTTTTGCAGCTCTGGCCGCTGCGATGGCGGCTGTGGTTGCAGCGGATTGTTGTCCTGCCATAATGTTGAATCAATTAAATTATTCAGGGGCTAGAACCACTTGAGTGATTTCTTCTAGTGAAGAAGCATCGTAAATCCATGTTCCTCGTGCAGAGACTCTAATTTGTCCATTGGATTCACTAATGCTTTCGATCTCTCCAAGCGCAGGAATTTCAGCTTGAATTTCAACCACGGAACAAAGATCGGCGATCTCTTTGTTTGGGGCAGGGTCTCCAAGCGTAGAACACTGGAGATGATGAACGTTCTTTTCGCTATCAAAGAAAATTTTTGTGGACATGGTGTGAAAATTAAGAATTATACCCTATAGCCCCATACCTCAATTTCGAGGATGATCTCGTCGCCGTTCGTTGATCCAGCCCCAGCCGTCACCGTGTTTGTTACGCGGAAAGTGATACCAGAATCAGAAATTGATTGAAGATTAAAAGTGAGAGAAGAACGATTAACCCCACCAGAAGCAACGACGCTGAATAATGTCGAAGCAGTGGCTCCCTCTTGATAACCTCCGTATGTCGCCGCTCCGTTGTCAATAATGACAGAACCACCGACAAAGGTTGCGTCACCAGTCCACACCGCACGATTGATGATTTTACGTTGTCCGTTCGCGCCAGCCCCATCATAAATAATGATATGTCCAGAAATCGCAAGGTGAGTAACCTTAAATCCGACCGCGATTGTAGTATCTGCTGTAGCGCCTGCTGCTGGCATTGTAAGTGACGAGCGGACTAGGTAGGATTGCATACCCTCACCCCAAAAAGTATTGATCCGGTCGTTATACATTGCCGTACCCAAACAAATCCGATTCGCAACGGTTGGCTCGGTTTGCGTCGGCATACCCGGCGATGAAGTGTTGATCCAAACTTTGCGTCCTGGTGTCCATGAGGTAGTCCATCCATCCACTTCCCCCCAATAAACCGTTATCGTGTTCCCAGTTGTCGCACTCGCCTTAATGAAGCCGTGGAACTTGTTTCGCTCCTCTGCATAATGGTTGTATTCGGACTGATACACACGACCAGAAGTAAGACCCCCTGTCCCGTTTGACACAAAGACGGGAATCCAATCACCAGTTACGGTCATGTTTTCCCCGGCTGTATAGTCGCGGGCAAAAGATCGGTGCGTGTGAAGCGTGTCTGCGTTTGTGGTTAAACCGCCAACAAGCGTTTGATTGTGAACAGTATCATCCAATCTCCCACCAGAGCCTAATCGAGGCACTTTCCCATAATCTCCAGCACCAGCAGATGTTTCAGTAGTATTCCCAACAACAACCGCGTTCAATGCCCCAGATGTCGCATCCGTAGCTGTCCCAGCTTGCATCTCCGTAGTAGAGGCTACATCCAATAGCCCTGCCGTATGATCTGCTGCATTTCCAGGGGGAGTCCCCACATCAAAAGAAACCCACGCTCCAGCTTTGTAATATTGTGCTGTCCCGAGCGTTGTATTATAGATAGCATAACCATTCACAATTTCTGGGAGTGCATCTCGTTCTGCCGTAGTAAGTTGTGGCAATTGATGAATGGCAAAATCTCCAGCAGCTCCATTGTCATCCCCGCGAGAAATTTTCCATGTCTTCGCAGATTCATCAAAGTACACTCGGGGCTTTGTAGTTTGGTCATTTTGGGCATAAAAAGAAACATCCGCCGCAGTTTCAGCGCCAACTCTAAAATTATTTGCTCCCGTCCCATTTGTCCCATCAACCACCTTATTCAACTCTTCGGTTGCTTCATGGTTTGTGACACAGCCGATTGTAGCTCCAATATAATGAGCATTCCCGGATGAAGCTCCAGCGCCAGTTCCATACATGGGTAACGCTCGCCCAGAGGACGCGATTGTAAAAGTTGTAATCCCACTCGCAGTAGAATGGCTTGAACATCTGATGCGCTCTGCCTTCGTAGTTCCATGCGAGATGATGAAATCCAACGTTGTCGATTGTGGCGTGCGAGATAAGCCAGTCTTTGTATCATACATCCTAGCCGAAAAAGACGAACCAGAAGTAGATAGTGAAGTCGTTAAGACACCCCCTAAATTAGTTTCCTGTGATACTGCGGAGAAGATTGTCATTTTAAATCGGTGAAGGAACGATTAAATTATTGTGATGCTTAACAGGCAACTTTTTCTCTGAAAGTTTCTCATAAACGATATTAAAGAAGTCAATTTTAAGTGGTTGGCCCTCCGTGTCTTGATAAAATTCAAATTGGAACTCATTTCCCTCTACGATTGAAGAAGGCAAATTTATGCGCTGATAAAAGCGATAAAAGGCATACAACTCGTCGGTTTCACTCCCTCCATAGAACGTGTCCCCGATAAAGTCGTCACCAATGAATCCAGAAGAGGTAGTAACAATAGCAGTGTCATCGACCTTGAAGGCAACAGTATTCCCATCAACCCTGGCAAGAACATAAAAATCCGTACCTCGCGGCATTGACCCAGCGATCTCAATATAGGGGACTCTCTTCATGATAAGAGATGATCCCATATTAAAGATCTTTGTTATGTAGTGACGGACATACCCTGAACCATCATAGGAATAATCTGAATTGAATTTATAAATAACATCTGATGAGGCCGAGCCAAAGTAAAGCTCGCTTTGATAATCTTTTCGATAAGAAGCAAAACAAGAAGGATAAAACCCCGTCCTGTACCTCCATGAGTTATACTTGTATGAGTAAACGTAAGTATCCGTATTGTAGTCAACTGCGTCGCCAACAGGGACAGACACTCCATAGTCTCGACCGAAATAATAAGCTGCTGAAATCTCTTGTTGGAGATAATTCATACGCTTAATTTCAGGATCAACTTTCCATGACAAAGAAGTAACGCGAAAATTACTGTCAACTAATTCCGGATTTTGTCCAAAATACGCGACACCATCTTTATTTAGGAATAAAGTGTCTGAATAAACTTGTTGTGCTGTCTTATGTGAAATCCCGCCAATCCCAGCCATGTATGGGTCTTTAATGGGCGTGTACTCATAAGTCGTGTCATCAAAAGAAAAAGTAACCTGTTGAGACTCATTGTCCTCTAATAAGGCGATCAGACTTTTATTTAAAGTCTTTTTCATGCCAATAATCCTAGAATCAAAAGAGATTGAGCCAGCACCGACACCGAATGAAGTTTCGTCTTCCGACGCACAATAATAAGCAGTACGATCTTTAGCGAAGAAACAAAAGCCCATCATGGATTCCACAATATAAGTCCCGTTTACACCTGGATTGATCCCAGATAAAAGATCCAGCACACCTAGTGACGTTTGCCTTACGCGCCTTGGCTGATTATTCCCATCCGCACCAAGGATCATCCATTTTATCGCTTGAGATCCATTAAATACTGTCCCATTAGCTTTCGTGACAGTATTTGTCCACCCACCAAGGTTTTTAACAACCGGCGTAGTCGATGCCCGAATTGCACGCAAATCATCAATGCGGACACCAGTCTGGTCCAAGAATGCAACAGCATAATTAAATTTAAATAAGACATAATCAATGGCTGCGGCATTCGGAGTCCCTGAAGTAGTCGCACCAGACAATGCCCCACTCAAATAATTCCACCCAGCAGCAAGAGCCTTTGAAGCTCCACTTACAGGGTCAATCCCAGCAGTCAGTGTCCAAGTGTAATAATCCGTTGAGGATGAACCAACACGCAATTCAATCGAGGTAAAATCAGTGATAGACGGTAAATAAACCCAGAATCGGATGTATCCATCCGAGGTATACGCAGAAAGATCAACGGAAGTGATACTGGCTCCCTCAACAATCGCGTAATTATTCGCGCTGTTAGAAACATCAATATCGAACTGGACCGCGCCGATCCCTTGTTTAATAGAGGTGGCAGTTGTTTGGGTGGATAGATTGATCGCATCATCTGTTCCAGCAAGAGTAAAATTTCCATAAGATCCACCCGTAGCCAAATCGCAATCATGAATAACCGCAGATTGCCAATAAGAAATCCCATAAACATTATTATTTGAGACGGCAATTAAATACCTATTCGACTCATCGGCGTTAAACTCTCCAAGATATAAAACCTTCTGACCAGTCCCAAGAGATATAAATGTTTCAAACCCAGGCGACGTGATTAGCGCCCCCTGCCCTGCAAAATCAAAGTTTTTAATCAATTGAGCCTCGGCAGACGTATCCTCTGAAGAATTTGGCTGCAAAGCCCTAGGGTCATACTCATTATTTTGTCCCGCGCTGAAATCGCGGATGGTGATACTTGCCATTAACGATTGTAGTAAGAGATTTTTTCATACTTTGATTTAATCCGCTTCCCAGTCCGTCCGTAAATCCCTTGCCAAGAAGAAATCGCATCCCGAAGCTCGCGAGAGTTCAGCAATTCAGCCTCATTCCACTTTCCTTCATCAATTAGCAATCTGCGGAAGGCGAGCAGAGCAACGACTTCATTCGCCTTCGATGTCAACCCACTCGGGTCAGAAGGGTCCGCAAGTGTCGCAGGATCTTTAATGTGATGAGACAATAAACGCTCAATCGTCAAATCTTTAATAAATAACTTCATCGCAGAATCAACAACTGAATAATCATAAGTAAACTGTCGCGACCCACCACGACGATAAAATTCGTCCGGCTCAATAAATGTGAATTTTGAATCACTCAATAAATCCTGAAGGTGCTGAATCCGCAACGGAGTTGAAACGTCCCCAGGCATATCTGCGACCATGTAATCAGAAGATGGCGGGATAAAGCGAACATCATCCACTGTAATACTAGAAGAAGCTGTTTCGACGATAACGAGAGCGAGGTAATCAATCGACCTCCAATTCACCGTTCCTGTCATTGCCCCATCTCCAATGGCAACCTTTTGATAATTCCAAAGATTATCTGTCAAAGAAGACAGCGCGATAGAATAATAATTAGAAGAATCGTTCCCGATACGAAGAGTAATTGAAGTCACTTTTGTGTAATCAGCAGCCTTTAACCAAAATCCAACACTGCCGCGAGTCGCCGCGCCTTCGTAAACCCCAACGTAAGAAGACAGATCAACGGATGTTATAGCGCCTGTGACCGTCGCCGTACCACCAGCAAAAGTCCATGCGAAATTTGAAGCATACGCACCAACCTTCCTATCTGTAACCGTTGTTCGAGTAGCAACGTCACCAGCCCCAGTCCAAACAGCTTGAAGCGCGGCATCGTTCGCGTACTCCATCGTATCAAGGGAAGCTCCATAGCGACGGAAATTTAGAAATTCCTTATCCCTTAACTCTTCCGGTTTATATTCATCTGTGAACTCCTGTATCGCAAGGTTGATCGCCGAAGTGCGACTATCTGAATCATGATAATTCTCGCTTGTAGTCCCAAGCCGACGCGATAACAACGTATCGTAAGTTTCGAGCGTAGTCATTTATTTAGGTTACAGGATTCCTAGATGAAGCAACCGATCTAGCGCCAGCATTGCTTCTCGCTGAAAACATCTTCTCCGTAGAACTCCAAGGAGCATTAGAGATGACACCATTGCGAGCATTCCCTGAAGAGTCAGCTAGAGAGACACCAGACCCTTCCGAAAAGGTGTAGGCCGCATAATAAGGAGAAGCGGGCGGCACATTATTGTAATAATCAGCAGTGAACTCACCAGCAGTTAATGCCCGATTTACTAAACCAATTGTTCCTCCAATGTATCCACCCCAGAATGCAGTCGCTCCAACTCTTGAGCCTATGCAAGCCTGAAGCCCAGTGACCGCCATTGTCGCGGAAAGATTATTTTCCACAATAGCCGTTACCATAGACTCCCCATTTATGTATAGCCCGACACCACTCCCTAAACTACTGCCATTATATGAGAATCCAACCCGATACCACATCCCAGGAGTGAAGCGAAATATCGACGTATCAACAACGATTCGATTCCCTGACGCATTTTGCAAGATTAAACGGAGCTGGCGAGAAGCCGTAGTAAGCAACTCCCACCCCCTAAAATTAGACCCATTCTGCCTCCGCCCGATCAAAGATCTCTGTGGCGCGTTCGGAGCAAGATAGGCATTCATAACAACAGAGAATGACTCCGTGCGCTCAAAATTAAAATCAGAGGTAGTTCCGATAGCAACTGATCCATTTGCGCCGTTAAAAAAAAGACTAGAATTAGAATTTCTAGGGACGGGACGACTTGTGGCTACATTCCTTGGCATAATTATTCAGGATTACTTTCAATTGAACCTAGAACCTGTCCAGATTTATAAGAAGTCTCCTCAATTCCTTTCTCGCCAGAAGAAAATTCGATCAAAAGTCCATTCGACAACGCTGTTAAATAATCATCAATTGTCCCCGCATATTGTGCTGGGATATTGCGCGTCACAACTGCGCCATCAACATCGAACGTTGCCGTTCGATTCTCCGCGTCCATAGAAACAAAGGTTACTGTAGTCATGTTTTAATAAATTAACGATATGAAACTGAAACATTCACGTCATTCGTCGTCGTGAATCCTATGTATAATCCCGTAGAAAAACTGCAATTAAACATCACCGTAAACGGGACAAACGGAGTCGTCGTAAATGTATGATTAAAAATCTGCGTCCCTGATTCAGCCGCATTATCATATACGATAATCGACCCAGCAGTCGGAGCCGCATCATTACAAGAGAACGTGATACTCTTTAGATACCCTGAACTAGCTTTTATTTGAGTATCCACGGCAATCACCTGAAAATAAGAGTAACGATCTTCAACAATGAGCTTATTGTTCGTAATATCTTCGCCTGCAATTAAAGTAGCCAAAGAAACTGGGACATTACTTTGATCTGAAGCTAAAGCAACCGAAATACTGTTCGCCATCGTTTGCTGTCCTTCATTTGGCAAAGAAACTGTCAAAACCTGATTTACATTCCCACTAGAGCCAACAGAAATACCAGACCCTTTTGTGGCAACAATTGTTACCGTTCCAAAATTCGCAGCAACTCCGGACTCCTTAACTTGAACCCTAAAGTGTTTAGCGACTGGCTGGAATACATGACGCGCCTTATAAGTGGTGGCCGCAGAAGCGCCAGACACTCCATAAGAAACATCCGTAAAGGTACGGACCCCACTAGATTCAGCGACCGATTGCTCTTGGAACCAAGTAGCCGCATCATGAGAATACTCGATCTTAAAATCAAGCGTATTATTTGTTTCCGCTGCACCTGTCGTATAAGAAATCTCCAAAGCAACCGCATCCTCACCAGAGATCTTCAAAGAACCGAGAGTGGCGGTAGCCACATACGAACCAGTGAGCGCCTGGGCAGAACATAACGTGACGCTATTTTTCACTGAAACATAACCTGTCATAATAGAATATTTTAGTGGCTAAAATTCTTATTTTGGCCCCCCATTCGGGATGAGGAGCCACAGAAAGAACTTTACGCAACAGTCGTAATAGCAGTCCAAGTGCCAGCGCCATCCGTGTTGATGTATGCGCGATCCCCAACCCCAGATCCATCAGATCGGAGGTACATAGATCCTTTAGCCGCATTAACAGAAGGAGCGCCAGACCCGAAATAGAAACCAAAGTTCGCAGTCGTAGTTGCCGTGATCGAGGCGTTTGAGTTCCCCCCAGCAGGCAATGCTTCACCCTTGGCAACACCAGCAGCGCCATTACAGATGAACGAGCTGTTAACCGTAGTCGCACGTTGGAACGTGATTTGGCCAGTAGACGTATTACCAAAAGTAATCGTCCCACTTCCAAGGGCATTGATCGTCAAATTCTCATTCGCGCCAGACGAAGTGACATCAACCGCGACACCAGCGGCAGCCGCAGCAGATTTGATGCGAAGACCAGTGGCCGAAGAAGCCGTAGAAGCGTCAACAGTTAGAGCTGGGTTCGTAGAACCATTCAACCCAACCGCAAGAGCAGAAGCCCCAGCAGAAGTGACCGTCAAAGCACCAGTAACACCAGTGGCTCGGCCAAGAACGATATTCCCCGTGGAAGTCCCACCAAGCGTAATCGTGCCAGTCCCAAGTGCATCCAAAGTGATATTTTCATTCGCTCCAGAGGAGATAGCAGCGATTGCCACTCCGCCAGCAGCAGCAGCACCAGTAATACTGACACCAGTAGCAACCGAAGCCGTAGAACAAGCAACTTTCAAGACTGGATTAGTCGCACCATTGGCTCCAACCACAAGCCCATTCGCCGAAGTGGTCGTAAGGGTCGTAGCGCCAGTGATGGCGAGCGTATCCGTAACCGCATTACCAAGAGTCGTATTACCAGTGGCAGTTAAATCGGTGAACGTGCCAGCCGAACCAGAGGTTTCAAAAGCGTTAAAATCAGCAGATGAAGTTGACCCTTCGTTAATGAAGAAAATACCACCAGCAGCTCCATCGGTTTTCGTATAAATACAACCAACAGCGTAGCCAGCGCCACCATCCGTGATCGTAACAGTCCCAGAACATTTGCTGATGTAGCCATTTGAGTCTCGCTCAAGAACACGAATGCTTTGAGAATTAACAGTAACAACCTTCCCACGCGTCTTCACGACATCGAACGTGCTAGGTTTAGTTTGAGTGTAAAGTGTAGCCATAATAATTTGTTACAGGATCGTTGGTGGTGAGCGGCAAAGCCCACCACCAACAGTCACCTAATGGGCTTTAGGCAGTGATGAAGTAAGTACCCAAGTAATCAATCGCGCCATAGTTACAGGCGAGATCCCATTGCACCATGTCGTTACCAGTGTTGGTGTCACGAGCAGGCGTAGCTTGAAGAGGATAATCTTCTTTATGAACAAGTCGGTGCATCGTTTCCTCCGACAGCAACATGGCATCGAAGGTCGTTCCATTCAATTGCGCCCAAGGAACCATAATCAATCCCAAAGAATTGATCGGGTTAACATTGTTGTTCGCGTCTTCAGGCGACATTTGAGAATCAATCAACTTCGCAATTTGGAAGTGTTTTTGGACCGGATAAACGATGTATTTAGCCGTGAGATTCATGATCCGACCATCTTGGTCTTTTTGCAGCTTGAAGTTTTGCAAGGCTTCCTCAAGCGTAGAAACACCAATGCCACCAGTAGTGATGTTTGATTGCGTGTCACCCGTATCCCCAATCAAGTGAGAAGCACTAGCGAGAGCAACGCCATCCCAGGTGACAGTCGTTGAGGCCGCATTATTCAAAACCGTCGCAGCCACAGTATCTCGCTCGATACCGAGCAAGTACCCTAGTCGCTTCGTGTCTTCAATCAAAGACATATAATTATCTTTGACTTTAGCCATCTTCGTCATTTGGACCGCATTTTTGTAGATCAACGGAGCGATCGTTTGCGTTCCAACGACTTTCGGATCCATCATGTTGTAAGCGCCACCATCCGTGGTCGGAGTGATGTCACCATAACCACCACGAACAGAAAATTTCTCTTCGTAACGTGGACTGGGGATAGTTTTAAACACCTTGGACCATTGAGCTTGGTAGCCCTTGTACCCAGCCTCGAAAGACTTGGCCACCTCCATCTGGACCTCGGTGTAGTAATTAGTGTAGTTAACCATATAATTTCAAATTATTCAGATAAAATTAAGAAACGAGAACCAGATGACATGGGACAACGACATCAATCGTTTCCAGCGTAGAATCGTACGCAAGAATCGTGAGGACACCATTTACAGTGTCGTTCTCATCGACCTTTTGGACTCCGCCAGAAACGTCGAGCGTAACACGCGTATTTTTAATCGCTTGAGCGAAGTTCCCAGGAGTAGTAGCAAGCCCACGGACAACCAATCCAGAAGGATGGAATTCGACATCAACAACACCGTCGGCACTGGCCGTATCGGTAGAAGTAGTCACCGCTTTACCAATCCAACGAGAGGTACTAGCAGCTCCGTCTCCGGCTTTGGCAACGTAGCCAGCATTACCACCATCGACGATCACGAGATCACCAATAGCAATAGAGGCAGCCGAGCCAGATTTAACATCGAAAGTGCGAACGACAGGCGCACCGCCATCGAGAGTCCCGATGGTCTTAAAGTCACTGGTGTATTGAACAGCAGTCATAATATTAAATTAACGAATAATATAGGGTTCACCCTTGGCAAATGATTCTGCGATAGGAAGAAAATCCTCTTTCTTGGTTGCACCAGTAAAAGACGAGATCATTTGAATCCGATCTTCAGGGATACTGATGTCAACTTTCTTTTGATCTTCTGGGCGACGACTAACGTCCGCCTTTTTAGGCGAGTTGACCGTTTGCCCTGGTCGCATCATCTTTGTAGCCTTCTCAATCGCTTGGGAATAAGACACAACGCTACCAGCAATTTTCTTACCCTCTAAAGAGGCGACAAGATCGTCGAACTCTTGCGCCTCATCCTGTGAAAGAGAAAGAGATTCTTTCGCAGATTGAAGGGCAGAAAGTCGAGAGACCTCACGCTCCCTAGCCAACTCCGATACGGTCTTACTAATAGTAGACAGCTGTGGATCTGGCTCTACCGAGGAATTAAAAACGCTAGCGAACTCATCTCCGAATTTCTTTTCCAAGAAATCTTTAATGTATTCGTCTTTAGCGAGAGTCTGTAATTCTTGCTTCGCCTCCGGAGAGACTTTTGCAAGACGGATCAATGCCCCATAGCCAGCCTTTCGAGACTCGCCAAGTAACATTGCCGCGCGACTGGCATCCGCATCTTGCCCAGTACCGTTAGTTCCCGGCTGTGCATCAGCAGGTTGTTTTTGGGTATCCTGTTCGGACCCATCGACAGCATTTGCCATAAAGAAGGATTAAGAATGAATTGAGGAGATAAAACCTCATTCTTAGCCCTCTTAACCAAGAATCAAGCGTTATGTGTCGAGTGACCCTGACAATAATTTGTACAATGGATCTTCCTTTTTCTTCTGTAACGATATTGACCGCTTTTTTTCATTGTCAACATATTCAGACGCAACTTTCTCAATGTTGTCCAAAATCGTAAAAATACTCATGCCACCGACAGCAAGACCGCGCTGATAGTCATTAAGGCTGCCCCATTTCGCCATTAGGTTGTGCAGCTGCACCTGGTACTGATCCTCCAGCAATTGCCGGAAGTCCATTACCTGGTCCTTTGTCATTGCCCCCAGAAGCGCTTGCCAATTTATATCTCTGGACGGCTTCATGGAACGGGACTGACTTTTCTTCGCGAATTGCTGCGACAATCTCGGCGATAACTTGATTGTAGATTCGCTTTGATTCTTTTGACATTTTTTCATACTCTGCCGTTTTTAAGAATAAACGATACTGGGAAAGTCGCCTCATATTATTCCCATCCCGCAAAATCACAGGCTTAATGTTGAATGCAATCTGTTGAACGTGATAAGAGAACTCATCCATGCCATCAATATGACGATTTGTTGAATTAAAGATCGCGTCCATGTCCATATCCGTAAACCGTTTCCCTGCCTCTTTGGCCAACATTTCAAAGTCTGTATTCTTCATGACTTCAGGTTTAACTTGAGCCATCTGTGCAATCGTTTGGAACCACCACTGGAGAGCTTGCATCTCTTGCTCTTTCGCGACGATATCTTCAACCCGCTCATAAACCTCAATCGAAACATATTTAGGATCAAAAACTTTTTCATTCAATTTGAAAACACCGACATGACCACGCACAGGCGTAAAAACAGGCCGATATGTCTGATTCCGCTGGGTCGTAGAAAATCCATCGACGTAAATCTCGTGATACTGGACAGAGCCATCAACCGTCTCGTACGGCTTCGCAAGGAATTGATGTATGTTATGCAATTTCTGCCACAAGGACTCTTGTTCAGCACGAATGGAATTTTCCATCACATTCTTTCTGACACGACGCTTCAATGATTCCTGCTTCGCCAATGTTTGAGTTGCCAACTCTTGCGGACTGGCAAATAACGCACGCGAATCATCGCCAGTGACCTGAATTTGCATATCCTCAATCATGTTTTTTACCGCAACCGCAGGCTCAACAGAAGAATTAAACGTTAAAGTCTGCACCGCATCCCCAATCTTCCCGCCCTGGAGTCCCTGTAATGACCAAATCGCCCCAGGCTCAAGCTCATTCTGCTCCGGGTCAAATAAAACATCACCGGAAACAACCGTAACAGGCTGTTGAGAAAATTTCGCATTGTCAATCATGAGATTGGCCAGAAGCTCTTTCGCTAAAATGAATGGAGCTTGTAATTCAACCTCGGAGACACCCCAGATCGAATCATCCCTCTTATAATTATAGTAAAAAACCAAAGGAATACGACCATGTTCAAATGGATTAGCCCCTAAATAGATCTCTTTCCCATTCGCAATAATCACATTCCATCCATAAATCGCGTGCCAACCCTGGAAAACAACGACATAAATCGCGTCACTCTGCTCTTTCTCTTCGCTTTCGTGCTTCGTATTTGGCCGGTCATAACCCATAAATTCCACTGAATCCCAACTCTTTGGCTTAATTTCAGTAATAGAAACACCTGGGATATTTTTAAATTTTGCACAAAATTGATCCCAAGTATAAATCCTGCGTATAAAACACCAATCCATCCCGCGCTCACCAGAAATGTCAAAACATTTTGTCGCAGAAGGGTCTGGGAACACATCTCGAACATCAAGCGCCATCGGAGCCAGACCAAAATAGTCTGTCTTCATCTCACCATCATAATCCAAAAAAGTGGACTGACACGTCTTAAATTTCATCTTCTTAACATCCACAACATCATTCAATAAAACCCCAGTACCAAACTCAACAGCAGAAGAAATAACGTCAATCAAAGCTGACTTATAATTCGACACACGGTCAAAATGCTCTACCGCAGCCCTCGCCCCAATCGCCATGTCATAATCACGCCTCCAAGACGACCGGAATTTAACACCCGGCAGGTTATCAATAAGCTCCGACTTCTTGCGCTCCAATGCCCCAAATAGTTCAGGAAACCGATACGCAGCACGCCAATCATCACCCTGCAAGACTTTATCCTCATAAAGGTCTCTCATCTCACGAATCGCAGCCCACTTCTGGACCATTGTCTTCTTTGACTCACTCGAAGAAAACAACATACGCCGATATTCAATCTCACGCTCTTGCAATGACAACCCAGATAAGTCCATTGTTGTAATTTTAATGATTTGGGGCGAATGATTTAAAAAGAGGGAACCATTCACCCCAACAAAGAATGGGTCCCCATGTTTATTCATGTCAATAAATAGCAAGTTCGCCCGGCGAACTTGCTATGAACAACATTGTAGAATCATTGTCAAGCTTGCAGACCAAACCCAGAAAGAGAGGATGGGATGTTGTATCTTGATTTGAATTTAGTACGATCTTTTTCTTGGTACTTCTTCATTAGTAATGACCCTTTCTCCAGTGGAGCTTTTACATTTAAGGTCTGCCAAGTGGCTAAACAAAGAGACATAACGCAATCATCGTGTGCGCCACGGATTTGTGGTGCGCCATACTGCACTCTTCCTGATTGAGTTTTCCGTGATTCAAAAATCAATAATTCATCAATCAGTGGTTTGTACCGAGGAATTTTAATCTGTTTAGAATCAAATAATACCTGTAAGTTCTCGACTACCTGCGATTTCGATTGATAAGACAATACAACCGGAATCGCCAACACTCCGCGCTGTTGCAGGTGTTGAATAACAGGATCACCAAGCCCAGTAGCATCCATAACCACTCTCGTCTTCATGTTGCCAGGACACACATATCTGAACGCGTATGACTCAATCTTCGCTTGCTGATACGGCCATGACATCTCATTAAACCGATCTATCGCAACCACCTTCTTACAACAAACATCAAAAACAGTAATCACTGTAAAATCTTCTTTCCGCGCCAAATCCACACCAATCTGATACCAATGCCCAATTTTCGGATTCTCATAGTCCGACCCAATCGAATCTGAAACATTCCGGAATGGAGACGCACCATCATCCGTAAATAAAGCGCGATACTCTTGATTGTATGTCTCAATCGGGATACTGCGACGCTTCTCTTCTAACGCATCTTTCGGAATTATCCCACTCGTTTCCGCAGATAATGTATAAAATTGCCATCCCGGTGTCCCACTCGCCATCACCGCCAAAGAATGAAAAAATCCCTTCGTCTTCGGTGTCCCCACAACCCAAATCCATCCACCATTCGCCGCTAAAATCGGACTCAAAATAGAATCATATAACACTTTCAAATCCCGATGGTCTTGCGCTTCATCCACAATTATCCCGTACGGATTCGTGCCACGCGAAGTCTCCATGTTTGCACTCCCCTTCAATTGTATCCGCGCCCCATTCTGGAACTCCACCCATAAATCAGTCTCATTCTTCCTTTTTATCAATTGCTTCGGGATGTATTTCCATAACATCTCTTGTTTCCACATCACATCTTTAGCTTGCGTCAAAAACGGAGCAATATACCAAAACGTCTTACCCGCATTTTCAGGCCGATTCGCTTGCAGAATCAGTTGATTGCACGCTAAAGACGATTTGCCCGCTCGACGGTGAATCACTAAAACTTTGTTCCTCGCCGGATTCTTCAGAATATCCAACTGATAAGGACGGTCCTCCGGCCTGAAGTTCCAAGGCAGTGTCACCGATCTTTGACCCATTAACTGACTTTGTTGCATTGTCATCAATATAATTTAAAACATTTACCGTTACCCCTCCACCCTGTACCTCCGCCCCACTCCGACCATTTAACCGATTGTACTCCCGTATCGCATTCAACTTCGCACTATTATCATCATTCTGCATAATCAACTTCAATAACTGCGCATTTACACTAAAATCATTCCACCCCTGTAATTCCAAAATCTGCTGAATGCGCCTTTGAACCGCCTCCCGCTGAAAAAAAGGATACGCATGGTTCTTCGCTAACCCTCGCCCCCCCGCCAGCTTATACGCCTTAACAGGATTCCCAAACGTCTCCTCATTCGATAAATCCGTGATTATCCGACAAAAATTCTCCTCAAGCGCCGTCGTACCAACATCACCAAATACCGGACCAGGTAACTGTATCTTGTGACGCTTACCATACTTCTTCCGATTCAACTCCTTCGATTTCGCTAATACCTGAACATTACCCACCGTAGCAGGCCTCATCTTCTCCGATGGCACATCCACCAACGGTACATCATGCAACTCAACAAACTTGCGCTTCACCATACAATAACATTGTGAGCTGATAAAATACGACGAAAAATCTCACCAATACGACCCCGTGACTCCTCCTTCATCCGATTCACCATCGCCCTCTGATTCCCACTCAACTGCGACCAATCAAAATACTTCTCCACCTCCTCAATAATATCATCCTCACCCTGCTTCAATACCTGTACGTCCATCTTCGCCCGACCACGAACATCCTTGTAAGGATCAATAAATTCTACACCTTCCTTCTTCACCTCACCTTCCTTCTCCCCCTCAACCTCCAATCCCACCGACGCGTTCGGAGACGGCACTCCAAATGCTTTAGAACACGCATCCAAGTGCCGATACGGAACAACAGGAAAATTAAACTTCTGTGAACAATTCGGACACTCTGACTGCTTCTTAACCATATCAAAAAAAAGTTAAAAATAAAATCACTCAACCAATACCAAATCACAGTCCACCCTCCCCTTAGCTCCAACCACCCGCAACCGCTTGTGCAACTTGAGCGCCCGAAGCACCGCAGCAAATTGCGTCTGTACCTGCCGACGACGGACCAACAACACCTCTTCATCCCTCATAAATACAAAATAAAATACCCTGTACAAATAGTCAATAAAATTGTAAACATCCAAATTTAGTAAAAAATACGGAGGGGGCTATATAGGAGTTTTTTCTCGCGCACGCAATCCCTCCCCCCTACCCCCATGCAGACTAACCACCTGCGCAACCTGTTAATGCCCCCTGCCCATAGCTTTAGTTTTGTACAATATACATTGTACAAAATTAAAAAATTAAGCCATTGATCTGATAAGTACAACATTAGTTAATTATGACAATCATTGCCCCACAAAAACAGCCGAGAGGTAGGCAAGTGGACAAGGGCAGGGCAGGCCGCGAGGTGGGGGCGATGGCTGTTGACGCGCACAAGTGAGCGCATGGGCGGACTGATGACAGCCCCCACAGCCTTCCCGTGCATCTCTCTTGTATCTATTGTTTATCTGTTTGTTATCGCGCGTACGCGCGCGGGAGACTAATCTGTTAATAACACAAAAAGTAAGTGAGTCAACAATATTATACTTGACCGACACTTGAGCACTGTGTTATTCTTGTTGTGTTCATCTTATTCTTAACCATTCAATAACATGAACACATATATAGTCAGGGACAAGGAAGCGGGCAACGTGATTGATTCCTATGCTACCTATACGGAAGCAGCGGAAGCTATTGTGCAATATGAGGAGCGGGACAGGAAGGATGGAGTATATGTTAGGGATTTTTATGAGATTGTTTGTGATTAGGCTATTTGTTTTTTATTTTTTTATTATTATATTCAACAACATTACCATGAATAATCAATCTTTCTACTCTTTCTCAATTGATGGGTTTGGCTATCGGGAGCTTAATGAAGCCTCGAAGTTGTTGGCTGCGCTATCTGATGGCACGTCGGCATTAGAAACGGCCGACACTCCTGATCCTATGGATTTTGATAATCTCCGCATCGGCTTCAATGCGAACTCGGGCTATGTCTTTTTATACTCTGAAGATGGCCCGACATGGATGGAGGACAATGGAAAACTTTTTGAGTTCTTGACATGCCTTGAATGCGGTGAAGAGCTCACAGAGCTGGACCCCGATGGAAGCGTTGACCACACGCCCGCGATGATACGCGCCGGGGAATGCCCGCGCCTTAATCAGTAATATTTAACCTCACCTTAATCATGAAAAGCCCTATCTTACATACTTTATTCGCCCAAAGAAATAAGAATAAAGATGTCCTAATATTTGAGCAGGACTGGCAAAACGATGGAGCGCTAAAACTTAAAGCAATATTCCCGTTTTTAACCACTAAACAGCCCGACAAGCGCAATAAGTACATACAGATTAATTGCTGGACCTATCGCTTGCGCTGGCTGTAAACTAACCCAAAAAATCCTATATGCGCCACCTTAATTGCCGCCAATGTCGTGATGTACTGACATACCGAGTGCTTCGCTTGGCTGGATGGGCCATAACACTGTTACTGCTGTCGTGGCTATGGTTCCTGTATTGCACATGGTATAATACAGCCTGGCAATCCTATTACCACCACAAACATGCCGCAAGCGCAATCAGTCAAGAAGTCACCAACCTACAGCGTGGATGATGTCGTCATGTACGATGGCCAAGTCTACACCATCCAACATATTGGCGAATCCCCCAATGGTTCCATTTATTGCCACCTGGTCGGCACACGAACCAACAATAAAGGCCAAATCGTACCAAAACGCACCATGACCACAATGGACAAACTGCAACAATTTTAACCATTCTTCAGTCATTACTAGAGTGCCGACGCATTATCTATAACCATTCAATTCTATGACAACCAATCCAACTGAAACCGTTAATTGCCACGTCTGCTGGAAGACAACCAAGAGAAAAGACGTGAGAGAGTGGCATTATTGGCTAGCGTTCTGTTCTGTTAAGTGCCATCTGCGCTTCATCGCTGACCAAGAACGACATGGCAAATATTCAATGGTCCAACAATGGCCACGATAACATTTTTTTATGACATTTCCGAACTATAAAACAACCGGAAAATTCTTTTTTAAGAAAATAGTCCCTAACGACTGGGACGACCTTGGTAGTGGATGGTTGACAGAAGATAAGATCATTCCAATCCATTCCTGTGGGGCAGATGAGCGGATCGGATTCGGCGCGTATCCGCTAAAGCAATTTGGATTCTTCTTTTTTTGCCCCAATTGCATGATCGTCACTGCAACCAAGACAAGAAGCGCAAAGAAGACTATTAAGCATTCATTTTTTGCTAAAATCTGGCAAAAAATTACAAAGATTGGACCAATCGACCAATTAAAAAACACATGAATAATAAATGCACAATCTACACGGACGGTTCCTGCTTCGCTAATGGACAACCCAACGCCCTGGCTTCCTGGGGCTTTGTATGCGTCGAAACCGGCCATAAAGAAGCAGGACTTGTCCCTGGACCGCAAACCAACAATCGCGGGGAGCTGATGGGCATAATTCGAGCTTTGGAATACGCACAAAAATTAAAACCATCCAAACTAACAATATACACCGATAGCCAATACTGCCTGTTGACCATCCCCGGCTGGAACCAAGAAACGATGCAACCAGTTAAAAAATTGTCCAAAAAGCCAAAAAATCCAGATCTTGTCTTTTATGCCAGAGAATTGGCGAATGGCTTTCCATTACTAGAGTGGCGATGGATTCGCGGGCATACCGGCAACCATTACAACGAAATCGCAGACCGATTAAGCATCTTTGTTAGAAAAAACCCAAATCAATACGAAAAGCCATTATTGTACGCCAATAAAAAAGAAGAAATTAAAGAAGACGTAAGAATGGATTTATACCATTACTTAACTCATTGATTCTTCAACATGGCTCTTCGAGCCATCTTCTGCATCAAAAAAGCACGCTCCTCTTCTTGCACTCTCTTTATCTCTGGTAACTTTAAATAAAATCTAGCCTTCTCTTTAGCGTGCTTATTCCCTTTAGACTTAATCGCTAAACGACTATTTATTTTTTTGGATTTCTTACTATAAGCCAATACCAGCGCTTTAAAGTCATCATCAAAACGTACTCCAATACGAGTGAAAAAAGACATTAAACCAGTAAGATCTTTCGCCCATACACAATTCAATTTAACTTTATTCTTCTCCGCCCAACTAACTTTTATCTCATCCTTAAAGGTCTGATAATAACCAGAATGCCGCGCCCCCTGGAACTCATACGCAAGACGTATGTCAGGAAAATAAATGTCAATCTCTAATCTTCTCCCCGTTTTTGGATTCAATAACGTTTCAGGGCGAAAATTAAAAAACACACGTTTATTTTTATAACGTGATGTTACCAGTTTTCTTAATATTCTTTCACCTAGAGATGTTTTCATAATCTCTATAACAATCTTTTGTTATAGTTAGCAAAGCTACTCAATACACTAGACACTGTACACTAGAGAGCTTTTGCCGGAAGTGATATTAGCTTTGCTTCCTGTTAAAAATCTCAATAATGCCTAAAAATAGACACAGTTAATGAGGGAGAAAAAACCCTTCATTTTTTGAGATCTTTTCCGAATTGTCAACTCATGAGTATTTCGCTGACCTATAGCCCCAGCCGTCCGGGAATCTACCCACCGGATCAGGGTATCAATACTGGATTCTGTAACGGGTCCTTATATAGCGAGAGCCCGTGGCACCCAGTAAGCCTTTGCTTCGCTGTGAACAAAATACTACTATCGTGGCTTCACGCAACTATACATCTCTTGACTTATTAGAATAATGTTTCCCATAGCAAGTTCGCCGGGCGAACTTGCTATGTAGTGATAAATTATTTATAATAATCACATGAAAAATTCTTGTCATGACTGCGGGATCTGGCGGATGTCTTCAGTCATTGCACAGAAGCACGACTGTACTAAGTATAAAAAGAAATGGCAGTCCAAGGGTGCATACTTGAGCGCCAATGATGGCTTCCACCGTCAATATACGCCAGCCACCAGGCGGAATGAACAAACCAATTTTTAATTTATTTTCTATGAAAATCATTTCTGTTAGACCTATTTACGAAAATGAGACTTATGCCGACATGATTCGGGTTGTTCTTAACTTCCAACATCCCGGGATGGGCTTTACAATTGAGCAGATGCAGAAACGTTTAAAAATCCTTGATAAATTGGACCAATTGATTATCAAAGAGTCAGACTCTACGGAATTACACTTGGAAGACGAAGAGGCTAAAGAGTTATTAAGGGCATTAGACCTAATGGATGGGAATTGGGGGCGTGTTGATGCAGAAATCGTTGAGTTTGTCGCTAGCATCAAAAAAGACGTGGCCTAATCCATAAGAGCATACTATAAACAGCAGTAATCCCCCCGGTTCCTGCTGTTTTTTAAAATAATTTAATAACAATGCAATGCAAAGTACTGTATTTAGCATTGCAAATAATGTGTTCATGATTTATGATGAGATTACTGAATTGGATGCCCTCTGAATAAGTTGAGGCCAATAAGAGGGGTATCAAGGGAGGTATTTGTATGACATCCAAGCCTCACATTGATCTTTTAAACTCACATGGGAGATCGCACTGCTCCCGAGCCGTATCGTCTATGGCGAAAAGGCATAAGCTGTAAGCGAAAGACCAGGCTTTCTGGACCATAGCGCACTGGGGATAATAGATACTATTTAAGTGCAGTAGTCATCCGTCCCCAGTGTGATTATTCAGCTCTTACAGAACTTATTATAAAATAATTTGGATCATGGACGCAGAAATTGCTAAGTACGCTCAAGGAATGAACGCTAGCCCTCATGTTTTGGATTGGCTTGATCGACAAAAAGGAGAGCTTGGATCACAACAAGAAGTTGAGCATATTATTGACTTCCTTATTTCAGAAAAGGCTCCAAAAAGACTTGAAAGGGCTACTTACGAGCAAATGAAGGTGAAAGCGGAGCAATGGGTTGAAAGTCTAAATAAAAAGGCGGGCGGGATTACAGAGCTAGAAAGTGATGTTGAGGTCGCCCTTGATTTCAAGGATGGATTTAAGTTTGTCAAACTTGTTGGTGAAAACGCATATAAGAGAGAGGGACTGAAGATGCGGCATTGTGTTGCGTCTTATTTCGGGAAAGATGACGAAATTTATTCATTACGGGATGAAAATAATGAGCCACATTGCACTATCTCGCGGAGTTCACAGCAGATTAAGGGCAAGGGTAATGGGGCTATCCACCCTAAGTACATTCGCTATGTTGTTGAGTTTTTGGAATTTCTTGAAATTGAGGTAAGGGATTCGGAAATGAAAAATCTTGGGTACTACAATATAGAGCCTATCGTCAAAGATATAAGTACTTCCTCTATCAATTTGTTCAATAAAAAATATCTATATAAAGATGATGTTAAGAACTTGAAGGATAAAAAAGGTGCTGAGTATTACGATTTCCGGTTGTGGTCTATCGTGCCCATTTTGTCTGTAAATCTTAAAAATAAGGTGACTTTCAACTTCAATATTTCAGAATTTATTTCAAATGCCATTGAAAAACTCCTTAAAAAGAGGAATAAAAATATCTCCACCGAGTACTCCTCTACGGCGGTGGCCGACGGGATCTCCTCTACGGCGGTGGCCAACGGGATCTCCTCTACGGCAGTGGCCAACGGGCACTACTCTACGGCGGTGGCCAACGGGCACTCCTCTACGGCGGTGGCCGACGGGATCTCCTCTACGGCGGTGGCCAACGGGATCTCCTCTACGGCGGTGGCCAACCAGTACTACTCTACGGCGGTGGCCAACGGGCACTCCTCTACGGCGGTGGCCAACGGGATCTCCTCTACGGCGGTGGCCAACCAGTACTCCTCTACGGCAGTGGCCACCGAGCACTACTCTACGGCAGTGGCCAACCAGTACTACTCTACGGCGGTGGCCAACGGGCACTACTCTACGGCGGTGGCCAACGGGCACTCCTCTACGGCAGAAGTTAAATCAAAAAACTCGATTGGGCTAATCACAAAATGGGAGTCAAAAGTTAAGGGTGTTGTTGGTTCTTGGCTTGTCTTGGCGGAGTGGGACGAAAACCACGATAATATAATTTTTGTCAAATCTGTTAAAGTTGATGGTAAAAATATAAAAGAAAACACTTGGTATGAGATTAAAAATGGAGAGGTTGTGGAATTTACCTATTAAACCATTAAACTAAATGGCATACCAAATCTGGCTTCTGTGGGGTGGTGCGTATCAAAGTGTCTCCGATTGGCCATTGGAATGATCCCTACCACCATTCCACAGGGGCAAGATTTATTTAATTCTATCAATCACTTAACCTAACTATTTATGGAGTTCATTCGTCATGGAGATGTATTGATCCAAAAAATTGATTCGCTCCCAAGTCAACTTCCAAAAATCAAAGAAGATAAAGTTCTACTTGAGGGAGAGATTACAGGTCATGCCCATCGGCTAAAAAATGGGACTGTTTATCGTTACGAAGTTTCTGAAGCATCGGAGGAATATCTCACTGGATACATTGATATTACAGAGCCATCTCCACTTGTTCACGAAGAGCATGAAACAATCGTTCTTCAGCCAGGGTTTTACCGCTTCTATCAGCAACGCGAATGGGATGAACTCGCAGAGCGTCGCGTTCAGGACTAATCTTTAATTTTTCTTGTTATGTCTAAAAAATTAGAAAAACTCTCTCCTGAACAACTCATTTTAATGCAGCAGGTCAAGGAGGAATGGTTGGCGCGTGCTTTTAGTGGGGAGGTTATTGATGTAGATCGTGCAAAGGCAGGGATTGAGTGGCTTTATTCTTTTTCAAAACTTAAAATCCCTCAAATTATTTTTGTTGAGTCCCCGTTGGCTATTCAATATGCGGTTCAATATATTAAGGTTTTTTATGAGGTTATTGGCAAGGCCCAGGTGAGTTCACAGGTGTGGCTCCAGGTGAGGGCCCAGGTGGGGGACCAGGTGAGGGCCCAGGTGGGGGACCAGGTGAGGGCCCAGGTGTGGCTCCAGGTATGGGACCAGGTGAGTTCACAGGTGTGGCTCCAGGTATGGGACCAGGTGAGTTCACAGGTGGGGGACCAGGTGAGTTCACAGGTGGGGGACCAGGTGAGGGCCCAGGTATGGGACCAGGTGAGGGCCCAGGTGAGTTCACAGGTGGGGGACCAGGTGAGGGCCCAGGTGGGGGACCAGAAACTTGAATGGTTTACTCCAGCTTACTATGGGAATATTTCTGACTATGGATGGATTGCTTTTTATGACTTTTTTGAACGTATTGGTTTAGTGAAACTAAGCGGATTCAATGACTTCAAAAAATTGATTCAATCAAATATTTACGAGATGGTCCAACTGGAAAACCTATGCGTTGTGTGTGCTTTGCCTTCTAATGTTCAACGAGATCAAATGAACCGATTGCATTCCGCAATAGGCCCTGCGATTGAATGGAAAGATGGGTTTAAATTATGGTTTTTACATGGGGTACCATTTTCTCAAGAAGAATTTGAGAAATTCGCAAGTGGCGAGACTAGGGCAATCGACATCATTAAGCATGAAAATCAGGATAAAAAGAGAGCAATGGCATTAGCCTATGGCAACGAAAAGATGATTAAAGAGTTGAAGGCAAAACGCGTTAAGACCGATAAGGATGGTAATGGGAACGACATGAGTATTATGGTCATCAAGACTCAAGATGAGCCAATGGTGTATTACGAAGCGATTGATCCGTCTAAAAACGAGCCTATTTACTTGCGGCTTCCTCCTGAATTTAAGAATAAAAAGCCGATGGAAGCCAAATGTTGGACGTTTAAGCCTATGTGGGAGGAGTACCAAAAAACAGGAGAAATTCCTAAGTTTATTAAGGAAACATGACAGAGGCCAAATTTTTAATCACTTAACCAAACTTTTTATGGCAGATTCAAACAACCGCTCGGACGGCAATAACCGCTCGGACGGCAATAACCGCTCGGACGGTAATAACTACTCGAACGGCAATAACCGCTCGGACGGCAATAACTGGTCGAACGGCAATAACTGCTCGGACGGCAATAACTGCTCGGACGGCAATAACTGGTCGGACGGCAATAACTGGTCGAACGGCAATAACTGGTCGGACGGCAATAACTGGTCGGACGGCAATAACCGCTCGAACGGCAATAACTGCTCGAACGGCAATAACTGCTCGAACGGCAATAACTGGTCGATGTTTTTATTTAATTGTCGCGGTTCCCATAAATCAATACTTTGTTTTAACAAAAGAGGTATTGCGAACATGGTTCTCAATCAACAATTAACAAACGATCAAAGTGATGATTTTTACGAAAAGATTATTGACATAATGGATGGATGGCTACCTTTTGTGACTAACTATTGTGATCTAAAAGACAAGGGTTGGCACAAAAAATATGATGAGAAAAATGAATATGTTTCAGGGATTATCAGTGATGACGAGTTCCCGTATCTTAAACAATACCATCACGCATGGAGTTCTTGCCCCAAGAAAAAGGAGCTTATTGATTTGATTCGATCTTGTGATTATCTCGATACTGTACCAGCTCTCGAAACTCTTAATCAAATCACAGGAATCGACGTACATAAGACCGAAGACGACGAAGAAGCGACCAAAGCAATCGCGCTTTTAGAAGCAAAAGGCAAGATCAAGGAAGGGAAAATAATTCTTTAACCGCCGAGAGGCTGAAACTATGAATGAGAGGAAAATCATTTTAGACCTTTGCGGAGGAACTGGGGCATGGTCAAAGCCTTATAAAGATGCTGGCTATGATGTGCGAATAATTACGCTCCCAGAATATGACGTGATGGATTACAGCCCACCCGATGAAGTGTATGGGATTCTAGCGGCTCCAACTTGCACGATGTTTTCAATGGCTAGGACAACCGCAAAAACTCCGCGTGATTTAAGAGGAGGCTTTGAGTTAGTCCACAAATGCTTGCAGATTATATGGGAGTGCAGATTTTCTGGCTCATTGAAGTTCTGGGCATTGGAGAACCCAATGGGATATTTGCGACAGCTACTTGGCCGACCGCCGCTTACATTCAATCCTTCTGATTATGGCGCAGATTACACGAAGAAAACAGATTTGTGGGGGTATTTCAATGTCCCTAAAAAAAGAAAACACAAGCTCACAGAGGAGGAACGATTAAGGTGCTCAATCAATAACCGGATTTTGCCAAAACTACCAGATGATTATGTGCTACCACCAGACTTTAGAGCACAACAGGCCAGGAGGAGCATGACCGATCAGCATTTCGCTCAAGCATTTTTTAAAGCAAACCCCTAACCCTCCCACCTTTAATGGAGGAGTAACCACACACTTTTATGACATCACATTCTTTAAATGGAAATTGCTGGGAAAAGGCATATGAATGTAAGGATTGCGGAAGCGGAGACCTTTGTGACGTTTGCCATAAACACGAAGAGCCTCGCGGAGGCTGTTCTGAATGCAAACAATGTCAGCAGTGTAATGAAAACTAGTAAATCATAACCCCCCTCAAAAATGACAGACCAAACCACAATGAGTGAGAAGGAAAAGCCACAAATAGGTGATTGGATGGGAGTTACGAAAGCCGTATGTCGGAAGTGGCTTCACAACTTTCCGTGAAGAAAGAAGAGATCAAAATCCTAGGCCACCCGATCCTTCTTGGCGACGTGCTTGAAAAGATTAAGAACGATGAAAGCGGCACTGTAGACGGCTGGAACTCGATGGGGCTTGGGATTAATAGAGGATTCAGAATGGATAGGATTCTACTTGTTCCTCATGGTGGAAGTAAGAACGACACCATTGTCACGGTAGAAACTAAACTTTAAACTAACCCAACCACATGAACACCCAAGCGCAGTCAAAATGTTGCAATGCAAAAACAAAAGTAGTCGGCTCTCCTGACTTCGGAGATGGTAGCCCAGATGATATACACACAATGCACTGGGAGTGTGAGAAGTGTGGGCAGCCTTGTGATTCAATGGGCCAAGAAGATATAAACCAAGATCCAATAAATGCTCTGAAATCCGCAAAAGAAGCAATCGAAAATCTTAACAAAAAGCCTTCCCTTGGAGATTTTGTTTTCAAAGAATACAAAGGGAGATTTATTCCTATCGGTCATATTGCTTCAATTAAAGTCTCACTCGGAAACTCGCCTGAACTTATCATTGAAACTTAACTTCAATCTTTATGACCAAAGAACCTAAAGCATGGCAGGAGCGATGGAAAACATTAGTAGATGACTTAATGGGATTTACCTTCTCTGAAGAAGAAGAAAATTTTACGGGAGATACATTATTAAGGACTGATGACTTTGGTTTCCCAGAACAGTATGTAGAAAGCGTGTTTGAATTAGACCCAGAAAAGGTAAAAGCCTTCATCACCCAAGAGATCGCAGACGCAGAGGAGCGGGGGAGACGCGAGGTGATCGCAGAGCTGGAGCGACAAGTAGAAGATGGCGGTAGCGCAGAGGTTATTTTAGCGGCAGTAAAAAGGAACTTCCCCACTACCAACACCGACGGGGACGGTGTGTAACCAAAGAAAAATGGCAAAGAAAACTTTGAAGCCAAGTGAGTGGATTACAAAAAGAGCAACAAAAATTGCTAAAAAAGATGGTTATGATTTTACTTCCATTTCAAAGGTTGAACAAGCCATCCTAGACTACCTAGACGCTCACCAATGCAAGGGAGGCTGTCGTGGAGAGAACTGCGAATGCCTAGAATGTGATATTAAATATGACCGTTGAATACTAACCCCCACCTCATGACCATCACAAAAGAAGACGTATTGATTCTTGACTTATAAACGCGTCGGTGCTATAATGATATGAACACTCAAAAGAAGAGCGTTCATCCTATCCTTTAACCCAACCAACATGGACGGGTCAAAAACAAACATCGCCGGCGAAACGCCGGCAACGGCTTATATTCCTTGGTGGGCGCGTGCGCTCATCTACGCACTAGCGGGGGCCTTGGGGCTATCGGTCGCGGTGGCGTATGCCCTCGCCCCGAATGAGCGCGAACTAGACCTGATCGAGTATGGAAAGATGGAGGGAGAGCAAGCCCAACTCCACCAAGAAAACCTCAACGATGATCTATGGCTGGAGGAGCAGACGCGCATGGTGCGCGAAAGACAGGCCGAGCGATCTGAACAGTGGGGCCAGATCGAAGCGGAACAGGTCAAACTTTATGAGGAGCTTTTTCTGTAGGGGAGGAGGACAACCCCACAACCTCAACGGAAGAATGGTACGACGTGGTGCGCCTATCAGAAGCAATCGCCATGCAGGAAACCGGCATGGGAACCGTGGCGCATTCCACCGGAGCACCACCCAGAAACAACGTGTGCGGACTGTATAATTCGGCGCAAGGTGAGTTTTACTCCTATGAGTCCATCGAGGAGGCACTGATCGCGTGTCAGGGCGTGCTAACTCGCGTCTACTACGGCCAGACCATCGAGCAGATCGCGCAACGCTGGACATTGACAGATAGAATTTCTTGGATTAAAAATGTAACATATTTCTATGAAGATTGGTAAAGACAAGATCAAAACCAGTTCAGGAAAGATTTTGAAATTTTCCTCACAGAAAAAAAGAGATCGTTGGGAAAAGGTAGCCAAAGCGATTAAGTATGGCTGGAAGAAAAAAGTTGACTGAAATAAGTCTTTGGATACAATGAGAATAAGGTAGGGTGATTAGAGAAAAGATGAGCGGACTTGAATGGTTGTCCGCTCATCTTTTTATGCTCTCAAATCAGCGCCGACAATTTTAATTTGCCTCATCCAATCTTTATCTAATAAGCGCGAAGACAGGCGACGATCATCTTTCTCGATGTCATCAATCACCAGGTTTGTGGTGATAACAGTGGTCAGCCGCGCTTCGTATCGTTTGTCGATTATAGAGAACATAAATTCTCGCGTGAAGTCCGTATTCTTTTGAGTCCCAAAGTCGTCGATAATTAAAATCGGGACTGAAGACCATTGCGCCAAAACTTCTCTATACGAATCTCCCATCGTTTCCTTGCGTAAAATAAGTGTAAGATCAACCGCTTTAATGAACGCGAAATCTTTATTTAATTCGTACAATTCATTCGCTAACATCTTTGCCAGGTACGTTTTTCCAGTCCCAGTTGAGCCAAAGATGAATCCTGAATTATGCTTCCCATCCAGGATGGATTGAATCAAATCAATGAATTGAGCTTGGTTTTTATGGTCCCGAAGATCTTTCCAGCGCGGGAAAATCCCGACGTGTTTCACTTGCCTGTTCTGATAACCAGAGCATTTAGATTGGCGGAGGATGAACTCTTGGAACTTCGCATCCGCCTCCATCTTATCTCTGTGTTGTTTCCGGCATTCATTACATAGTCCAGGGAATACAGCGAATGTCCCATATTGTTGTGATTCTGTCTTTATGGTTTTAACCTCACGAGAACACTCATAGCAATTGAATTTTCTTTTGCACCCATTCTTAAATTCAATCTGTTGAGCGCGAACAGAATCTTCCATGAATTTCAAGAAAACAGATCCCCATGTTTCATCATTAGCGATTTTCTTTTTTCCATTTTCTTTCGATAGGATGGTTTGACATAAAATTTTCATGGGAGGTAGGGGTGAATGGTTAATTATAGTAATCTTGGCTGCCTATGATTCTTTTCCCTGGGTCATTGTTGCGCTTCTTTTTGTTTCGCTCCCACGTCAGCACGGCAGATTCCCATGACTTCATTGGTGATTTGCCGATCTTCCATCCTTTACTGTTGTAAAAATGCCAGAACTCCTGTGGATCAATTCCATTCTTTCTTTTCTCGCAGAAGGCCGCGACATCTTGAACCGTCGGTCGAGAAAATCGTGTTCTCTTTATAGAAATTCCATCCGCAAGACCGCCAAGTCCCATCTTAATAAGGTCATTTTTAATCTGTTCTAATTCATTCATTTTTCAGTAGTTAGTGTGCCAATTATTTTATCACTTAAAACAATGTGTTTCAAGTATTTTAGGTTATAAACATTAAACCTAAATTAGAAAACAAACAGAACTTCACTCAAGTTAAATACTATTGAATACAGTAGAAAGCATTGGTATAATGACGTTAAATTTATTCAAATAATAATATTATTCATGGCTAAAAATGTAGAAAATCCGCGCGTGATTGGGATGTCGGTGTACTTTGGATCTCACGAGATCCCTATGATTGAACAGTTCTTAAAAGAGAACGATTTAAAGTTCTCCGGTTGGGCAAGGCCACTACTTATGAGAACAATTCGTGAAGCCATCAAATAAATACTCTTTAATAACCATTCACAATGCAAAGTAAACCATTTAAAAAAGAACTTCTGAATGAAATTTATTATAAAATACAAAAAGATGGTAAATACACGTTTCAGTCAGATAGGGAGATAAAAAATTTTTTAGTCATTTCTAGGGCTAAAGGACTGCCGATCTATAGCAAAAGAGGCTTAACGTTGTTTAGAGACAAGGAAGATGCAAAGGCTTTTATTGGGCCGAAGAGTCCGATTATTAAATCGTTAATCGAAAGACTTAAAACAGGAGAGAAGTTGACAAGGAATCAAATAATAAATGATTATTTTGACTTCTCAAAAAAATACTCTGCTAACCATCTAATATTTTTCGTCCCTAGGCTTATAAGTAATTGCCGAATATACCTAAAAAGAGAAGGGTTATTCGTCGGTCTTGTTGATGGGTATTACCAAATATTACAAGAGGAAACCTATCAACCCGACTCTTATCGCCGTTATAAAGACCTGCAAGTCAGGATGATGAATGTGCAAGAGCAAATCATGCACGGGATTGAAATTTATTCAGGCAATCCAGAACTAGTGAATCAGTTGGAATTATTGATTTTGAATTTATCAGATGCGGTCAATAATGAACGCAGAAAATTATTAACTGTAAAAATGAACAATGAACAATCCTAAAAAGGTAGTCGTTTACATGAAGGTTGCGGACATTAAGCCTGATCCGAACCAACCTAATCAAACAATAAATCAAGAACGGGTATCGCAGCTTGCGGCAGCGATCAAGTCTCAAGGGTTGATAAACCCGATTGAGGTTGATTCCAATGGCATGATTGTCACCGGGGAGCATCGGTGGCGAGCAGTAAGCGAACTTGGGTGGGAAGAAATCCCCTGTACCATCATAGATCCAAAAGATTGGAAAGAGCGCTTGCTCCGGCAATTGATCGAGAATGTATCACATGGGAATATGACAGATTATGATTTGGCTTACTCCATGAGTTTGTTGATCTCTGGAGCAAGTTCGCGCGGCGAACTTGCTATAAACAGAGATTCATTTCATAGTAGTCCTTATTTCCAAAAGGGGATAACTTGGCTGTCGGAAGAAATTGGGAAATCTAAAGGATGGATTCACGAGAAACTAACAATCTTATCCGAAGGATTAGGAATCCAAGAAGCCGTTAAAGAAGGGAAATTATCTGCTAGAGCCATCCGAGAAGTCAACAGTAGCGCTCCTGAAGAGTTTAGGGCAGACATTAAACAAGGTCTTATCCAAGGTAAAATCCCGTCCATCCAAGCGGCACAAAAGATTGGAGCTGCAATCCGAAAAGCGCCAGAAAAAGCGGATGATTTATTAGAAATGGATTTCAGTGGCAGATCTACAGCAGAGGTTATTCAGGTCGTCAAAGAAATCGCGCCCACCGACGCGGACTTGGCTTCCGAGGCGCTCGAAGAAGCCTTCTCCAGTGGAGATGAAATTCTACGAACTGGAGATGCGTTTCAAAAAGCGTTGAGAAACAATCCCCCTGATACGATCAGTGGACCAAATAAAATTCAAGTAGCGATGTTGTTTGCTTCTATGATTAAAAATATGCAAAAATATCTTCAAGTAGTAGCGCATGAATCTAACCTGGAATTAAGTGAGTGACGTTGATTATGAATTGGAATTTAAGTTAGCGAAAAAGAGGCTTGATAAAGCGAGTCTGGATTGGGCGAGAGCAAAAGCTGATTATGAGAACTTAAAAGAATATTCAGATGTATTCCTTGCCAATTTAAAAAACTCAATATCACTAACAAGTGATAAAGTATCCGAGGTCAAATTAGACAGAATGGCGCTTTCAACGGAGGAGTTTAAGGAATACATAAAAGGACTCGGAGAAGCTAGGAAGGTTTATATAGCCAGTGAAGCGGAATGGCAAAATGCTAAATTGTGGCATGAGTCGTTAAGGACATTGGCATCTTTAGAAAAGTCTAAAATGAACATCTTATGAAAAAAATGAATCAAATTACAATTAGGGAATTTGATGAGAGATACTATGAATTAGATGGGCAATATTATCCAAGTGTTACCTATGTCTTGGATGTCGCCTATCCCACAGCGAAAGAACTGATTAAGTGGGTCGGAGATGTTGGGAATGAAGAAGCAGAACGCAGAAAAAATGAAGCTGCTGATAGTGGGAGCATTATCCATGATGCGATTGATCGGCTGTTGACTGGGCAAACTATCCCGACCATGAACCTCAATCTAAAAGAAAAGCGTTGCATCGCTGCCTTCTTGGATTGGTGGGAAACAGAACAGCCACAAACGATTTCTAATGAATACCAGTGCTTAAATAAAAGAATGCGCTATGCCGGGACAGTAGACTGGAAGGGGCGCATTAAGAGCGATAACTATGAGAATGTATGGATTATTGATTGGAAATCTTCAAAAAGTATCCACCAACAACAAAAGGTCCAGGTTTCCGCATACATGCTGGCAGATAAACAGGCGACGCATGGGGCTATCTTGCATCTTGGGAATACGACAAAAAAAAGATGGACATTTTCTCCCGTGAAATACGACGAGTGCATCGAACAATTCAAGGCAGCAAAACAGATGTTTGATCTATTGGTCAAAAAACAATCGCCAACCATAGAGGAGTATCCCGAGTTCTTTCAGCTACCAATTCTTTAACCATTATCACAATGGCAAACTACACATTAACGGATCTTAAAAGGACCGAACGACAAGGCCCAAAGGGGCCGTATGTCCAAGTCTCAATCAAGACGTATGAGACTGGAGATAAATTTGTTTCTGGCTACGGAGGACCACAGAACGAAAATTGGAGGATCGGAGATGTCGTCGAAATTGACATCGTGCCATCAAAAAATACCGACAAATACGGAAACCCATATTTGAATTTCTATCATCCTAAAAATGGATACGCGAAAGCATCTCCGTCAAAGGCGATGCCAACCATTAAAGATCAGGATTTCGAGGACTTAAAAAAACGTGTTACTGCATTAGAGAAAATCGTCGCTAAATTAGACATCGAGGTCTTCCCGCCATCGCCAGCAGCATTTGAAGATGAAGTCATCAATCGACCCGCAGGAGATGTCGCTTCTTATTTCGATGAGTAAGCGGAAGACGGCACTTCTATAGTGACCATTACTCCAGGATTCTCTGAAAAAATCTTACGACATGAATTGGTAACGATTTGAGAATCATCAACCCAGCAAATACCATTCAGCGCGTCCCAGATAGCCTTCTCGTAGTTATCATTGTCCGGACGCGCTATTGGGCGTAAAGCCCCAGTAATTGCCAAATTGCGCTTCTTTTTAGAGAGCGATGAAGGGATTGGCCTACGAACTTCAAGATGCACGAAAATCATCCCTTCTATCACCGGACCTAAATACTCCTTCCTAGCTATTGATTGAATCAATTTCTCATAATCCTTTGTTTTCTTTGGTGTATAAGTACCAAAGCGAGATAGCCGTGGCCTACCCTTTGCTACAGGATCACCCGGGATAAAAAATTGATACCTAGTAATGTTGTTTAAAATGTCAGTCATGAATATTCATAATGGGGCAAGATTGTAGAATTTAAAACCACCTCCGCCTTGCCAATTAACGGCCTTTGATACACCACTTTGATCACTACCATCTACAACAGACTTTAATCTTGGTAAACAGTGCGTATTTGCATGTTCACCCAGCTCTATGCCAATCCATTTTCTATTCATTTTATGAGCTACAGCACTTGTAGTTCCAGATCCCAAGAAGCTATCAATAACAATATCTCCTTCTTGAGTAGCTAAATTTAGAATTCTTTCAATTAGCTTTTCTGGCTTTTTTCCAAATTTAAATTGTATTGCCCCTTCGGAAGCAATTCCTTGCTGTTTAATATCAGTCCATATATTTCCCAATAACTCTCTTTTAACTATTTTTCCTCTTTCTTCAAAAGAAGAGGCACTTAAAAAAACTAATTCATTATTGCCTAAAAAATATCTAGTTATTTTTTCACCTTTATTTTTTCCACTCTTAGGGACGTAATCTAAAGACAATAAGTTATTATTTGAAATCTCTTGCACTTTTTTTAGAATCGATGACTGTGAAATTGCAGTTCTAAAAACATTATCAAAATTTTTTATTGCTTCATCGTGATATTTTTTTACCTCATTAATCAGATCATCACCACTCTCACTAACAGAATATTTAATTTTTTCAATTTTATAACCTTCATGTTCATACACGATAACTTGTTCACTCTGCCCGGATACATTTATCCTTCCATATTCCTTTCTAATTCCCTTTTCTCTTAAGATACTAGTATATTCGTATTTTTTATGTTCCAATGCTTTTTCTAATACAATATCCTCTAATAATGTATTTTCATAGATTGGATTGAAGTTGAAATAATTAGAATCTTTACAATAAAAAAGTAAGAATTCCGATTTTTTACGAAGTTTTTTATTAACACCCCCTCCAATTGCTCTTTGAGACTCTCCGGTTTTCAGAGAAATTGTATTTAGAAAATTTGATCTTAAAAAAATTTCGTCTGCAACAACTTTCAAATATGCTAATTCCTCGTCATCGATGGAAATAAAAATACAACCATCTTTGCTAAGTAATTTCTTCAATATTTCTAATCTTGGCTTCATTAAATTTAGCCATTCTGAATGTTCTAAAAAATCATCATAATGATCTGTAGCTGCCGAAATATTATATGGAGGGTCAATATAAATACATTTAACTTTTCCTGCATAATCCTGCTCCAAAGCTTTGAGAGCCAATAGATTATCTCCGTGAATCAGCATGTTCTCGGAATTGGGATCACCATAAGATTTTTCAGGGTCTTCAATAAGAATACGGGGTTCGAGCTTTAGCTCTTCATCTTTGCCAATCCATGTCAGCTCAAGGCGTTGCTTTTTTGGCTTTGGCGTCTTGCCGTTTTGTTGTTGATTGTTATTCATAATATGTAAATTAAATCACTTTCCAGCGAATAGTAAATAATGGAGTAAGTGTGGCGTTTTGTTTGAGTTGAGACTCCACCCGCTCAATTAACTTTTCCTTATGTCTGGGACACACTCAAGTGAGGTTGTCCAACCTCTCCAGCATGGATCGTTCAACTCCCTATTTCTTTCCCTGATTAGAGCCTGTAAGTCCGAGGTATCCTTTTCCATAAGCATAGACAGCCGAGGCAGTACCAATGGCTGCCACGAACGATTTAATGACTGAAGAAACGTATTCCACCCCGAGCAACTGTTGTGCCATGCCATAAACCAAAGCGAACAGCATAGACATCAAGGCCAGTACAGCTTTCGGGTCTTTCCCGTGCTTTTTAGAGAACTGAACAAGCCAGGTCATTCCGATACCAACAAGAACTGGGATAAATTCTTCCATTTTTAAATTGGGTTATAAATAGATGGGTTTGATTCTGTCCCTTTAAAAGTAATCGTAAAATCAGAAACATCAACTGCGCCATTGTACCCATTGTCAAAGTTCTCCACTTCCCAGCTCCAAATATTCTTTTTAGATTCAATTAACCGCCTAAATGTCCAATGAAGATGCGGGGCAGAGCTGTCCCCGCTATTCCCTGTAAATCCGATCAATTCTCCAGCAAAAACCATCTCGTCATTTATCACTACAACGTCGGAGAGATGAGCCAAAGTAGACTCTCTAGCACCAAAGGGAGAACGAATGCGGACATGAAGCCCATAACCAGTAGTAGAATCAGCAGAGCCTTTAACATAAACGTATCCATCATGAGGAGCGAATACTGGAGTTCCTACAGCAGCCCTGTAATCTTTCCCGTTGTGACCCCGCATTTTATATTTTGAATAATAATCTGGCCTAGCCCCAAACACTTGCGTCACATATGGCCTAGTTTGAATCCAGTCAGTAGTGAATTGTCCCTTATTTTCCAATGGATGCAGGAGCATAAGTAAAGGTTATAGCGTACGCCTTCTCTAATTCAGTATGCAGGTCTTCACCGGCAATGTAAAAGAATCCATCCTTTCCCCAGTCTTTACCCCAAGAGTTCTCGAATAGATACTTCGTTCTCCATTGCCAGATAAGGCGATTGGCCAAACCCTTACATAGGATTGCATGATAGGAAATTACAGAGGTCTTTTTAGGGATAAGAAATCCATTTTTATCCAACTCAATCTGTTGTTCTCCTTTTTTGTGGTCTCTTACCCGTAGCGAACAAACTACGGCCTTACTCTTCTCAAGTGTCGCTTGTCGGAATCGAGATACCCAAGAAACATCTTTCTTGTTTTTATCCATGATCGTTGAATACGAACAGGTAACGCCTGCGAATGGATGCTTCCTCATCTTCATCAAGAACTTCTCAATCGCAACTCCCTTGTCACCCCCAAAATGCAGATCATAGTAATCCGAGATCTGCTTGTTGGAAATCTCAATATTTAGCTTATCATGTATGGCATTTGCTATCGCGTAGCCAACACAGCGTTTCCCTTCTTGTTGGTAGACTTTATCCATGTCTAATATTTTTGCATTTTCTTTGCAGACTTCCCGGCCTTTTTGCCATTTGATTTAGACTTTGACTTGGCAGGCTTTCTATTGGATTTATACATAAGATAAGATTAAAAAAATATAAATGCGCTCGCAGAAGAAACGGTATAAGACAAAAGCATTTCAATCGCCCCCTTCAACATTTCAGAGTTTATATCAGCGAATTGGCCAGTCATTAAGCCAACAGAAATCCATGATCCTAATTTTGCACTTTTGGCAATCTTCTCAATAGAATCAATCCGTTCAGACATGTCCTTTACTGTTTTCTCTGCACCTTCAGCCTTTAGAGTTAAAACAGTATGAACTTCTTTTGCTTCCAATTTAAAGGCGTTTAAGTCTTTTTCTACAGCATGAATATAATCCATAGGACTTTGAGTCATTTACCATTCTTTGAACGATTTTTAGATCGAGACATTACTCGCAGATTCTTCTTTGAAGAAGTCCCGCCAGACCTTAATGGCCTTTTGTGGTCCACATCTTTCCCATCATGCTTCTTGACACGACCTGCCTTTTCCATTATCCTTCGCGCCTTATTCCGCGCTGCTCTCTTTTTTTTCTCCTTTGTGTTATTGAACTTTTCCTTGTTCTCGTGGTAATAATTTCTCATGTACCCCTTAGGATTCGTCGGCATATATGGAAAACTTTAAATTATTACTGTATCTAGGCTTCTGGGTGATGCTGTTGTTAACGCCGTGGGTTATCGGGCGAGTAGCTTGCGTATTGGATCTTTGCGGCACTGCTACCTACCAGGATTTTCAAGACTATCAGGAGAGTCGAGCATCAACTGACTATCCATTCTAGTCTCCAAGTGTATAGTAAGTTCCATTTTTAATCTCGGTCAATATCGCATTTAAGCGTTTAACCTCTTTGCTGTCCCCTCTCTCTTTTGCCGTATCCCGATAGCCCTCAACCTCATAATATAGCTTCGTGTTCAAGTAATCCCATATTTGCTTTTGCTTAACAGGGTCAAAGGCATAACTTTTACCAAACACATAATTCATTAGATTGGTCTTCGCCC